TTGGATGACTTTCCAATATCTAAAGGAATCTTTACGATTGACTATTCGTGCCATTTCGGGATCTCCGGAACCTAATACCTTTTCAAAAGGTGTTAGAGTTTCGAGAGATTCTCATGGGCTCCCTACAATAATTCCATTATCACTTAGACGTCTATTATTAGACCCTAAGGTTAATGTTAATGTTGTCAGAGCCGTTCTGACGCTGATTTCGTCTTTTAGAACCTTCCCAACGCCCGTTAAACCAGATCTAGGGACTATTATAAATCCCTTCTCCGGTTTATCTAAGACGCTCCCTAAGGAGGTCTTATCAAAAGCGTTGAGAGCTCTGAAAGTTCGAGTATCGGTTGGGTCCTTTAAAGGGTTCATATCAGAATCTGCTGGTCCAAATTCTCATGTAGCTACGTGGGGTTCTGGTATAGATGCATTAGCATTTATCCATTATCCTCATCAACTACTGGGATTCATACGTTTAGCGTTATTAACTAAATCGTATGGTTATTTGATCCAATTCATAAGTTTGATCTTATGGGCAGGTCCTGTATATTTAGTTCTTGTAGGACTACGGTTGATTAGACCGCTCCATCTCGGGCGTTTGTCTATAGTTTATGATCAGGCTGGAAAAGCCAGAGTCGTTGCAATAACGAACTGGTGGATTCAACTTTGTCTTAAACCACTTCATGAGTCTATCTTTGATAGTCTCAGAAGAATACCAACTGATGGTACTTTTGACCAAACAAAGCCATTAGATATTTTACTATCTAATCCTTTGCCAGGCCATAAGTTCTACAGTTTCGATTTGACAGCTGCTACGGATAGATTGCCGATTGATCTTCAGGTGGATATTCTGGAGACTCTAAGAGTTCCCGGAAATCTCTGGAGATCATTACTTTCCTTTCCATGGTTCTATCGATCAGAATATATTAAATATTCGGTTGGTCAACCAATGGGGGCCTACTCGTCCTGGGCAATGCTTGCGCTAACACATCATGTGATAGTTCAAGTTTCTGCACAACGGGCAGGTGTTAGTAACTTCACTAACTACGCGGTACTCGGAGACGATATTGTCATTAATCATGATAATGTCGCATCTGAATACCTTAAACTGATGGAACTTCTAGGTGTCTCTATTAATTTAGGGAAATCAATTATATCAAGTGATACAGTTGAATTCGCTAAAAGATGGAAGACATCAGAAGGAATAGACTATTCTCCTATAGGTCCAGGACTTATCCTGGCTTGTATGAGAAAGCCTATTACCATTGGTGCTATGTTAACTGAGGCTGCTAACAAAGGTTACGCAACTAATTCTAGCACTGTTCTATCGTTAATTCGATCTCTTCCAGCGTTTTGCCGGTCGAGAGCTGAATTAGGTATTTGGGCTGCCTTCGGTGTTAGTGGGTCTCTTCAAACGGGTAGCCAAGTGGACATGAAAATGTTGACTTGGTGTTCTACTCATCTGAATATGCGAGATCCTCACCTTATAAGATATTCTTACTATAATGGAATTTTACAACTCCTTATAGAAGATATCCGTAAGGCCGTCCAAAGAGTCGAGCTTAATGAAGAGATGTTCTACCGTAATTGGTGGAAGGTCTCGGCTCAATCTCTTTGGCCCAACAGACTGATAGAGGTCTGGACTTCCTTATTAGCTCCAGGGTTCTGGCTCTATGCATCATCTTTTGTACTTACGAAAGCTGAGCAAGAGACTTCTCTGAAGACCCTTTATAAGGGGTCTCCAGGGACTTGGGCTGATATAGTTCGCCTCTTCCGATTAGATCCTACCATAAATGGAACTTCCATTGATTGGTATAATCGAAAATCAGTTCAGAACTACGCATCATCTCTTAAGAGACTTGAGAAAGCAATTTCTCAGTCTTATCAAGATATGGACGTATTGAATGGACGCGATGGGTCGGAGTACTACTAGGTAGCAAACGTGACATCTTCTATATTCTACAAGGTTAAACCTTGGGATCTCTAGTCAACTGCTCGAAAAGCAGAGATGTTAGAAAAGAACCTGGACTGCTGCCATACAGGAATTATGGCACGGATGCATTAGGTCTTAAGACTGGGGGCATA